TGCTTGATGAACTTCTCTCCGATGGATGCGCTGGGCAATGACTTCACGGGGAATGTCTTACCTAGTATCTGATACAGACTGGCTGCATCGAACTCACCTTCGGTAATATAAATACGGTTGCTTGACCCTGAATTAAACTCAGGGCCGAACAGCATGTTCATACCCAGGCCACGGTCCTTGACCCATGACTTAGACTTGTCGTTGAACATGCGGTACTTGGTTGTGTGTGGGTACTTGTAAGCATATCGTACTGGCTTACCGTCCTCACCTAATTGTAATTGTATGCCGTACATCTGGCATACATCAGCATCAATACCTCTGATACCTTCATACGTCATACCTTTGACTACTATATCCATTGGGTTTCTCCTCTCCCTTAGTGGATAATCTGTCGCTGCCCAGGAGAAGGTGGCTGGCATGCCTTTCTCTGGGTACGATCTGCTACAAGAATGACAGTGACCAAAGCCATCATCGTTCCAATTGAATGCGTCACTCGAACCACACTCTTCGTATGGACAAGCTAGGTGCGGGTTATCTCCTGTCTTCATCATCACTACAACTTCTTCTCTCCATTGAGTTGATTGATACGCATGTTGGCATACCTTATTACTTTCTCCAAGTCAATGACCTCACTCTCGACCTGTGTCTTACCCTCGTACAACTTAAAGCCGGCTCGACTGCTGTACTTGATTATGTTGCCACGCCAGAACTCAAAGCCATTACGCATGATGTATGTGATAGGCTCTATCTTCCATCGTGCATAGTGCGCTGGCTCATTTACTATATCATCACCGTTCTTAGCTGCCAGAGTCTCACTGAAGTCCTCCGATAACCTTTTCCACTCACTGAGTATCATACTCTAAACCTTTCCTTATGAGTTGTATAAATCCATACTCAAAGATCTTATGGTATGTCTCTTCATCTATATCTAACGTGACATTAGCTGACCCATCCTCGTTGTCCTCTATGTTAGCCACACTAATAGTACCTTCAGTAGTGCTACTCATCCACCCTCTCCTTGGTATGCTTTCGGAACCTTTTGTTGTAAGCACGTTTGATTTTCTTTAACTGCCCTGCTTTCCACAGATAAAACCTACGTCCTTTGGTGAGTCCATCGTACTCATCACCACCCTTCATTGGTATCCTCTTTCTCATTCATCATCTCCATATACTAATGCTTCCCATGACACGGGGAATAGGCCTAACATAATCTGGTCAATCTCTTGCGCCACTAGCTGTGTCTCGTACTGTGTGTCAGTCTTCAGGCGTAAGTTACACATATCAGCGAAGGCGTCAAGGCTACCTGACCAGTACCACTCTGTCATAGTAGACTGTGGCAGTACCATACGTGCTTGCTCTGGGCATACATTATTTTTTAATAGCTCTTCATATATCGCAAGGGCATTAGAGTACACGTTATCTTCTACACAACTAGATGTATTAATTTCCCAATAGTCAGCTAAGTATGCTTTGTCATCTGGATACTCCTCAGTATCATCACAAAGTAATTCGTTTACAAAACCACTGCCACTGCCTTGTTTCTTATCGTTAGCTTTCTCTCTCCAATTATCAGGTACATAAAACTCAGGTTGATCATCGACATACCTACGGCTAATCTCATTCCATCGTAGGAACTTATGCTTGACTAACTGTCGTGCTACAAAGATAGGTGCCTTGATGTGGAAGGATGCGAAGGCATGACCGAAGGGGCTGATGTGCTTATGCTTGGCTAAGTAGTTTATCAGCTTAGTGTCACTGTAGTGTAGTGATTGTCTGGTGTGACCATTTACAGTTACAGTACCAAGAGCCTCACTTTTTTTACCAAAGCTTACCCGTGCTGCATTGACTACCGATAAGTCACTGCCCATGTGGTCTACGTATGTTGCTTTAATCATTCTCGTTGTCTCCTATCTAGTGCTGACTTAGCTGTCTTCAAGCTGAACTTATTGTATGGGTTCAGACTTGATACATTCTTATGCCCCGATACAGATTGAATTGCAAGGTGGTCAACGCCACTCTCGATCATCTGTACTATGGCGGTCTTCCTCAGGTCACCTACCCTCAGCTCGTCAGGTAGCCGTACAGTGGCCTTAACCTCTGCGAGGAGTGTGGTCATGTTATGAACTGTTAAGGGCTTGTAAGCCCCGTCTGAGGCATTGTGGTGGGGTACTACCCAGGGTTGGAAGTCCCAGTCCTCCTTCTGTACAGTCAACATCTCTAAAATATTATCTGGTATAGGTAACTCAACAGTGGCACCACGCTTACTCTGTGTGATGGTCACCATCCTCTGATCTAACTTAACATCCTCCCATTTTAAGTTTCGTATATCAACTGGGCGTTGCCCCCACTCGTAGCACATCAGGACTATCAGCCCTATGTTACGCCACTCAAACTTAGTGAAGGCAACGTCAAGGAACTGAACCACTTGATCATGTGTCCAGATAACTGAACGTGGTGTGCTGGTTCTCTTCCTTACTCGTGCCATCGGATTGTTTGGTAGTAAATCCAACGACACTAAAAAGTTCATGAGAACAGAGAACACTCTCGCATTATGGTTTGCGTTGGAGGTCGAGGTCACTGCTTCCCACGTGTCGTACATCTCAGTGCATATAACAACATTGATCTTATCAATCCGAATGTTGTTCAGCTTTCTGCCCATAATAGTCATACGACAAAAGGATGTGAGGCAAGACTCGTAGCCCCTCTGGGAGGAGGAGGAGAGAGAGGCAAACTGCCGAGTGTTTAAGTACTTGTCTACTGCATCCTTGTATTTCATATCTTTCCTAACCAATGTGTACAGTCGTCATGTGGATCGTCCATTAGACTTCCCCTTGGTCCACCCTGCAGGACTCGAACCTGCAACCTACTGCTTAGAAGGCAGTTGCTCTATCCAGTTGAGCTAAGGATGGGTACTAAAGTAATACTTAAGTATTATATTATTTAAGATATATAATTAAATATATTCTTTAAGTAATACTTAAGTATATTATATAGGTGAGCTTGAACATTCTGTCAAGTGCGACATTTTGTCATAGGTATTTATAGTTATCATAAGTATCCTGATAGTCACTATAGTATTTGCTGTCGTCTATGTCAGCCTCCTCCATTAGGCTGTAGTATTTGATACCCCAGCCATCAAGTAGCTTGGCTATCTTTTCTGGGTGATCCTCTACCAAAGTCTTGATAGCTTCTATGTTATCCTCGTCAGCAGAATCTGTACCACGTGCACCCCAGTCACCCCACGAGTCCTCAACCACAGCAGGGTCACGTTCAAACACTAGCCTAGACCAGTCAGCATTAACAAGAGAGTCAGATAAAAACTCTGCGTAATCAAGGCACTGTGTCTCCTTAGTACCGTGCTGCCCATAGTATCCAACACTAATGTTAGTACACTCAGATACTACATTGACATACTCATTGCTGTCAGTGTATGAACCTCCTGTATCACCAGTCAGCTGTGGCATGTCAAGTGCATAGGAGAAGGACTTAGCAAAGGCATCCGATGCTGTACGCATACCCATCTGGTGAGTGACTACAGATGTATCACCAAACCTATCGAAGGATATCACAGCGTCCATATGCCGCAACCATTCAGGATCATCAGCTATCAGTGCACGACTACCCTTACATCCCAACTCCTCAGCAGCATGGATAACGTACACACCATTGACCTCAGCCTCGATCATATTCATGATGAGCCAGATACCAGTGGTACAATCAGCACCCAGACAGCTGGATGTTGTAGCATCTGCGACAGATACTATGTCATTTACGACAAGGACATTCTGCATACCCTCCAGTCTATGCACCGTGTCGTGGTGTGCAGTGAAGCACAGGTTAGGATTGTCACCCACTGACAGTATGTAGTTGCCATGTGTGTCAGGCAATCCAAAGGTAGGTTCGAGAAACCTCTGGCAAAAATCCTTCTGCGTTTGGCTACCCTCTGGGCGCTTATACCGCAGCATTTCTATTAGACTATACATTATAATTCCATCTCCTCTTGTGTGTTTTCCCATAGACCCTCGGCATTCTTCTCCCATATACCTGAGTGATCCTTCAGTTCTTGGAAGGACACCTTGTCACCATCTACTAGGTTGCACAGTGACATCACAGAGCGAAGCTCTCCGTCCCAGTCAGAGGTGAAGTAGTCACCTATATCATCAGGAGATATCCATTCGTCATCACCCTCACAGTATTGGGTATCGTCTATGTGCCAGTGCTCACCGTCAGAGCATTGCACGAAGTAGTCACCATGGGTTACGGCCCACTCAGATACCGTCAATACTTCTAGCTTGCCACAACGGTCAAGCCTGTAAGCAGTGACAGCTTCGTCATTGTGGTATGACTCCTCTGAATACTCACAGTAGAAGTGTTCGTTGTGCCAGCACTCCTCGCATAGATCAACTTCAAGCCACTCTGAGAACAATGTCTCGTGATCATCGCAACCATCACCACAGTGATGACAGTGGTGCTCATAGCCACCAAGCACACCGCTATAGTTGTTAGCATCTAGCTCACCTCCTCCATCTTGTATGAGGTGCTTACCGTCACGGCAGATAGTAAGGGCACGAGGCTCAACATCAAGGTAAGGTGCTATGAAAGTCTTAGGGTTTACTTGCGAATCATTCTCAGGTAGAGCAAGGAACTTAGCTCCCTCCCAGTGAGGGTGGGATGTCTCTGCATTCATCTCACCAAGGTGTTCTTCTATCATGTCCAGTGCTTGCTCTGATACACCATAGATAGGGCCAGCTTGAGGGCCAACAAGGTCATCACCTGTGTATACCACACACCTACCAGCAACGAGACCCTTCTGATCGAAGGCAGCTATCACAATGAAGTCACCACTTGCATATGCCTCAGTTGGATGGCAACGAAGATGCTCGAAGTCATACCTCATGCAGCTGTTGTCAGATGACTTACGGTTATGTGTGGTACGGATATTCTCCATCGGAGATTGAATACCAGCATAAGCTGCCTTGAATGCAGCTCTATCATTAGCTACAGATATAGTCAACGTCCTAGGTACAAACTCATTGAGGAACTTATCCACCAGAAAGATGACTTGCTTATGCTCAAGCTCAGGGAACATGGTAGAGATGGCACGGCCAGGTTTCATAGCTGTATGCCTGTCATCTAGGTTCATGTCAAGGGACTTATAGATACTGATACTACCATACTTTAGCTTAGACCTGATCGGCTGGAAGGCAGCTAACCTACGTGCCCACTTGAACTTAGAGTCATGGTCATACTCGAATGAGTTAGTGGAAAAGTTGGTGTTAAAGTAGGTTGTAAACCACCTATAGAGCCGATCATCACGAGTATTGTAGTCCCGCACGTCATCCCAAGGCCCCCACTGTTTAAGTACAGGGTCAGCCTCATGTTCATCAGCTACTATCCTACGCTTGACGACAAAGCCATTTGCTTTAGGGTGTACGACATACCATGTTATACCATTGTCCATCTTAATACAGCAAGCAAGTAGCTCTGATCCCTCAAATACTTTGTGATTATTCTCCACCTCATATGTTTTATACTGGGTGATTGCATCACCACCCATAGCAATTATACTGTCTATGTCGACAGCAACTAAAGAGTATTGCATTACGTTTCCTCCATAAAGAATTGCCCCACACCCTAAAGCATGGGGCTACTTGATTAGGCATCCATGATACCTACTTTGTGTTCAGTAACGGTGATTGTCTTGAAGGTGTCACCTACCTTCAGCTTCTTACGCAGAGTATTAAACTCAGTGGCAGACATAACCTTACCGTTCATGATGTAACCTCCACGTTTCACCAAGGTGTTCAGCTTACCCTTACCCATAGGCTTCACCACCACAGCACGAGCAGGGTCAGGGTTACGAGCCGCTGACTTAGGTAGGAATCCAAGCCGCTTGTAGTGGTACGACAGGGTGAACTTGCTCATCTCTACACCAAAATGGTTGATGGTAGAGGGGGCAGTGTGATTGCTGTAATACTCACAGATACCTCTCCACTGTGTATCAGAAAGGTTAATTTTAATACCTGATTTACGGGTTGTTGTAATAGTAGTCATGATTTTCTCCAATTTCATGTTGATTAGATGCTCCAATGGCATCACACTAAGCACTCTTCCAAGTGCCCAGTCTGATATCATTTGCTTGCAATCCTCATAGCTTCACGGGTTACATCATGTTCAGCTATGATGTACCCACCCTCTAGTTCAGCATCAGTGTGACCAAAGTCAGGGTCTTTAGATGCAATTTTCAAGACGCAATCCTCAAGGGATATACCTCTCACATATACACGTTCAGCCCCATGCTCTACCTCATACCATCCACAAAGGATGTACTGACGTTTAAATTCCTCACTCAAAAACAACTCATTCATAACGTACCTCCATTAGCAGAGTATGTCACTCCAACTTGCACCATCAAAATCAACACCATCCTCCTCAGCTTTCAAATGTATGCGTGTACATTCGTTGTAATGGTACCTCATTGACATAGTTATAGCCATTCTTTCAGCATCCTTTATGCTTGTCGTAACCGTATCAGTAAAGTATTTTTTACCAGAGAATACTGCATAGAATTTAACCTGAGGATATTCGTCATCCTCCAATCGCTTAGCATTGTATTTCATATCAATTACCTTCCCTATTATCATATGCATCACGTATTTCTTGACTGTACCCAAAGCAAGGATGTGATGCTTCCTCCACTGCACTTGCATGCCTATCATCTAAATATTCTCTGGCTTGTTGGAATAAATAATCATTCACATCACCCACCCATGCCTGAGCTTTCGCAATCACATATCCCAAATCCGAAAGAGCAATATGGGATACCTCATCAGGATAAAAGTGATCATTGATCTGATCAGATGTCGCACCATTAACATACCAAACACCAGAGTTTATAGGTTCACCGGAGCCATCCAATAACTCAACTTGAACCTGAAAATCTTTCAGTGATCCCGCATTAATACCCTGCGATATGACGAGTTTGTGCCCACGATGTTCGATAGGCAGAGTTATAACTTGTTGTTTCATATCAATCCCTTTCACAGTTTGAATATGAGAAAACACCCCACGCATTTGCATAGGGTGCTTATCCGATATTCATTTTGATTATGCAGCAATCTTTGACGCTTCTTGCATTGCTGCGAACAATGTAGCAGGATTATACCCACGCTTTAAAAGATTGTTTGCAGCCTTGATATAGTCCAACTCAATCTGTTTTTCTTCTGCTGATTGAAAAGACTTTGACCATTTGTCGCCACGCATAGACACACTATCAGCAACCAATTCTTTGAGGGTATCAACTGCACTGTTGCTAAGGGTAGCATCTTTTATTTTGATTGATATACCCTTGGAAGTCTTAACAGTTTTTGCACCTTCGAAGATTGCTGCAAAAGTAGTACGAATAGCACGCTCAGCCTGACTATCTTTTTTGGCTTTGGCCGCATTGATCAACTTCACAATCACTGTTGTGTCACGTTCTAGAATAACATGATCAACGGCTAATGCGAACAACTCACCCATTGCAGCACCATTGCCAAGTGAACGATTAAAAGGCGTTAAGATTGTTTTTTGAATATCCATGATTTTTCCTCCGATACATGGGTTTACTTAAAGAACAAAACGGGAACATTCCCTAATTGGATTAAGTACAAAAGAGGCAAAGCAAAAACTGCAATGCCTCTTAAATTCCCAATCACTACTTCCGGCGTTTATCCCACCAACAAAACCAACAAGCCAAACCCATTGAATTTTGCCGCCACAACCACTTGATACTGACCTCAATCAATACCGCATTGTTATGCAGGACTATTACCCTTTTCCATTTCGTGCTTTGCATTTGCCACACGTTACCCTGTAAGCCATGGGCGCCCATTGTGAGACTGTTTCTATATGAAACCACGTCACGCAGATTGCCGCCTATCGGTAAAACCAATTTGTCAGATTGGTTGTTGCTTTACTTACTATGGATCAAAGCAACCACAACCAAACCAGCAACTAGGCCTAGTTGTTCGCAGTAGTTGATTGCCTTAGGACAATCGCTGCAAGTCACTTCGAAAATTTCAAATAACGTATTG